GCCCCTCCCGTGCAGGGCCTGGTGAACCGCCGGGCCGCTGAGCGCCGGATGTGTGAATCCGCAGAACCGATCAACTGAAGCCCCGGAGGGCACCGTGAACGACAAGACCATCGAGCAGGAAATCCAGGCCAAGGGCCTGACCGCACCGCGCATGACGCCGGACGCCATCGAGGCGGAGATCACCGGTGTCTTCTACTTCACGGCGGCGGACGGCTACAACGCCTCTCCCTGCCATGACCCGAGCGGTCAGCCCGGTGACGTGCTTCCGCTCCCGCAGTCGTTGGGCCTGCTGACGTTCTGTGTGGTCACCCTGCGCAACGGCTTCACCGTCACAGGCGAGTCGGCTTGCGCCAGCCCGGAGAACTTCGACGCCGAGATCGGCCGCAAGATCGCGCGCCAGAACGCCGTCCAGAAGATCTGGCCGCTGCTGGGCTTCCGCCTGCGCGACGAGCTGGCTGCCAAGGCCTGACCATGAATCGCACTCTTGCCGCAGTCGCCGCCTTCGCCCTTTGGTCGGGTGCCATGTTCGGTGCCGGCTGGGCCTGGCGCGGTGACAGGGCGGAGGGCAGGGAAGCCGACCAGCGCGCCGCCGGCGCCGAGGCAGTGGCCGACCAGGTGAACCAGACCCGCGCCGTCGAACACCGCCAGGCCGACAGACTGGCCACCATCGGAGCCAAGCATGAAGAAGACCGCACTGCGGCCGCGACCGTCCCTGCTGCTGTTGTGGCTGACCTGCGTGCTGGGCGCCTCCAGCTGCGCGACGACCTCGCCACCTGCAGCACCAGCCTCCTGTCCCAAGCCGTCGCCGGCGCCGTCGAACGTGATGCGCACGCCGAACTACGAGCAGAGGTTGCGGGGGCTGCTGTTCAAATCGGCCGCGACGCCGACGACCACGTCCGCGCCTGCCAAGCCGTGATCCGGGCGGACAGGGAGCAGTGATGGCGCGGCCCAGCAAGAAGACCGCCAAGCTGGTGCAGGTCATCGTAGAGCGCCTGTCCGAGGGTGAGCCGCTGGCCCAGATTTGCCGGGACGAGGGCATGCCTGCCGCCCGCACCGTCCGGGAATGGCAGCAGACGGACGAGACGGTTTCCGCCGCCATCGCACGCGCGCGCGAGGAAGGGTTCGACGCCATCGCGGCCGAATGCCTGCGGATCGCTGACACGCCGATGCCCGGCAAGATCGAGAAGCGGGAGCTGCTGGGTGTCCTGAAGCGCAAGGACGAGGACGGCAAAGAGCAGAGCTTGGCTCTGCCCGAGGCCGAGCTGGTGGTCACCGAGGAACGCATCGAGGACATGCTGGGCCACCGCAAGCTGCAGATCGAAACCCGCCTGAAGCTCCTGGCCAAGTGGGATCCGAAGCGCTACGGCAACCTGCAGACGGTTGAACATCGCGGCCGGGTGACGCTGGAGAGCTTGGTGGCCGGCATCGGCGATGAGTCGGAGCAGGAATGAGCGAGTCGGCCACCATCCTGCAGGCCCAGCAGCGCATCCGGCTGTGGCGCGAGGATCCGATCCGGTTCGTTGTGGACAACTTCGAGGTAGAGCCGGACGAATGGCAGCGCGACGCACTGCAGCTGCTGGGCGGTCCGCCAAAGCCCAACCGAAAGTTGTGCATGAAAGCATGCACCGGTCCGGGCAAGTCGGCGTCGCTGGCATGGGTGGGCTGGCATCGCCTGGCCTGCTTTGCGGCGAAGGGCGAACACCCCAAGGGTGCGGCGCTGTCGATCACGGCAGACAACCTGAAAGACAACCTGTGGGCTGAGCTGGCCAAGTGGCGCAGCCGCTCGCCGTTCCTGGTGGATGCATTCGAGTGGACGAAGGAGCGCATCTACGCCAAGGATCACCCCGAGACATGGTTCCTGTCGGCTCGGTCGTTCGCCAAGGATGCGGACGCAGACGCCATCGGCCGGGCGCTGTCAGGCCTGCACAGCCAGTTCCCTTTCATCCTCCTGGACGAGACGGGCGAGATGCCGGCCGCAGTAGGCAAGGCGGCACAGCAGATATTCACCGGTTCACCGACGGATGCTCTGGTGGCCCAGGCGGGCAACCCGACCAGCACTGCCGGCCTGCTCTATGAGTCGTGCGGCAGCGGCAGCTGGCCGGTGATCACCATCACCGCCGACCCCGAAGACCCGAAGCGGACCCCGCGCGTAAGCAAGGAGCATGCGCAGGAGATGATCGACGAACACGGGCGTGAGAACCCGTGGGTGATGGCGACCATCCTGGGCCTGTTCCCGCCCAGCGGCTTCAACTCGATGATCGGTATCGACGATCTGGAGAAGGCGCAGGCCAGGCACTACCGGCCTGAGCATTACCGCGCTGCTCCGGTAATCCTGGGCGTCGACGTGGCTCGCGAGGGCGACGACAAGAGCGTCATTGCCCGCCGGCAGGGTCAGGTGCTGTTCCCCATGGACAGCATGCGGATCCCCGACACAACGCTGGTGGCGGCGCGTACCTCCGCCGAATTTGACAAGCATGAGGCGGACGGGCTGTTCGTCGACGAGACGGGCGGCTACGGCGCTGGCGTGGTGGATGACCTGCGCCGCCGGCAGTACCAGCCGGTGGGCGTGAAGTTCGGCGGCAGCCCAATCGACGCGCGCTACTTCGACAAGCGCAGCGAGATGCTGTTCCTGGCCTGCGAGTGGATTCGGTCCGTGGGCGCTATCCCGGTGGATCCCGATCTGCGGGAGGAACTGCTGGCTCTGCGCTTCACGTACCAGAATGACAAGTTCCGGGTCATCCCCAAGGACATGATCAAGAAGCAGCTCGGCCGCTCGCCCGATAAGGCTGATGCGCTGGCGCTGACCTTCGCATACCCGGTGATCCGTCGGCCGCGTGACCCCGAAGGCATGCCCATTGAGGCACGCCACAACGCTGGCCAGCAGGCCGGCGAACCCTACAACCCGTTGGCTTGAAGGAACCCCCATGTGCAACTCCGCCCCCAAGGTGAAGCCGGTGGCCGCAGCGCCCGAAGTGGCGCCCGAGTCGATCGACGATGCCGCCGTGAACGAGCGCGACCGCGAGCGCCAGCGGCAGCGCCTGCGCTTCGGCAGCCGGTCGACCATCCTGGCCGGTGACACCAGCTCGGCGATGCCGACCGCGTCGGTCAAGACGGCGCTGGGTGCCTGACGCCATGTGCACCTCGCGCCAGGTGATCGATCCGGGTGGCCTCCTGTTCGGCGACAAGACCGGCAAGTACGCCGACCCGCTCGGCATCACCAAAACCGCCGTGGGTGATCCGACCGGCCGTGTGCGCCGCGCTCGCAAGGAAGCCGAGGACGAGCGCCGCACCTACGCCAGCAGCGGCGCGTCCTCTGTGGCGTATCGATCGCTGGCGCCGACGACAACCGCGCTGGGTGGAACAGCTCCGCGCAATACCGTGCTGGGGGGAGGCTGATGGACATGATGGAGCTGCGCGCGCACTGCCGGCGTCGCAAGAAAGCCATGCAGGACGCCCAGACGGACTGGGTGCCGGACTGGCGCCAGGTGGCCGAGTACGTCGACCCAACGCGCGGCCGCTTCTACGGCGAGAACGACAACAAGCCGCGCAAGCGCAACCGCGCCAAGGTGATCAACAGCACCGCGACCGAAGTGCTGCGGGTGATGGCGGCCGGCATGATGTCGCACATGACGCCCAAGGCGCAGCCCTGGTTCCGCGTGACCACACCGGACCCGGCGATGGCCGAGCAGTTCGGCGTCCGTGTCTGGCTGGACGATGTGGCGGCACGGATCCGGGACGCCCTGGCCAGCAGCAACTTCTACAAGGCCATGCCGGTGGTCTACACCGAGGACGGCCTGTTCGGCACCGCGCCGATGCTGATCCTGGAAGACCCCAACGAGGTCGTGCGCTTCTACTCGCTGACGGCCGGGACCTACGCTGTCGGACTGGACGATCAGCAGCGCGTCGACTCGCTGTGGCGCCGTTACACCAAGACCGCGCGCCAGCTGGAGCAGCGCTACGGGCAGGAGAAGCTGCCGGCGCGTGTGCGTGAGGCGCTGCCGCAGAATGGCGACCGCACGTTCTGGGTCGAATCGCTGATCGAGCCGAATCCGGACGAGCGGCCTGGCATCGGCCCGTTGGGGCTGCAGGCGCCGCAGTACCGCGCCTATCGCGAGGTGGTGTGGATCGATGGCTGCGGTGAGGGCGAGAGCGGGGTAATCGACATCGGTGGCCACTACGAGGCGCCGCATGTCGTGGCTCGCTGGAACCCGGTCGCGGAGGACGTCTACTCCACCTCCCCGGCGATCGACTGCCTCGGCGACATCAAGCAGCTGCAGTATCTGGAAGGCGAGAAGCTGCGCCTGATGGAAATGGTGTCAGATCCCACGCTCGGTGCCCCCGAGTCGCTGCGACGCACTGGTGGTGCGCGGCTGCGTAAGGGCGGGATGATCTACCTGCCGCAGGATTCGGTGAACGCCAACGTAGCCCCGGTGTACACCCCAGACCCCAGGGGAGTGCAGCAGGTCCGGGAAGAGATCGCCAAGATCGAGCAGCGCATCCAGCGGTCTTTCTTCTACCAGCTGTTCCTGATGCTGGAGGCCCTGGGCGACAAGACCGACCGCACTGCCACCGAGATCGCCACCCGCAAGGAAGAGAAGGCGGCGGTGCTGGCGCCGACGCTCGAATCTATCACTGACGAGGTGCTTGATCCGGTGATCATCCGAGTGTTTCGCCTGCTGGAGCGCGCGGGCCGCATCCCCGAGCCGCCGCAGATTCTGGCGTCGGTGCCGCTGAAGATCGAATACACCAGCATCCTGGCCCAGGCCGCGAAGGCAGCTGCAGTTGGCTCCATCGAGCGCACGGTGCAGTTCGTTGCAGGCGTCGCGCAGGCAACTGGCGATCCATCGGTCATGGACAAACTGGATACCGACCAGGTGGTCGACGAGTTCAATGCCGCTGTCGGTGGGCCTGCCTCGATGATTCGCGGCGACGACGCAGTGGCAAACATCCGTGCCGACCGCGCCCAACAGCAGCGCCAGCAGCAGCTCGCGGCTGCCGCACAGCCGCTGAAGGATGCGACTCAAGCGCTGAAGACTGCCAGCGACACCGTGCCCGAGGAAGGCTCTGCGGCCCAGGCGCTCATTGATGCCATGCAGGGTGCTGCATGAGCAGGCCGGGGCGCAGCCAGGAGGAGATCGACCAGGAGCGCCGGGAACGCCAGCTGGCCGCGCTGGAGCTTCGCCAGCTACGCGAGGACATCCGCGCCGTACTGGCGGAGCCTGTCGGGCGTCGTGTGGTCTGGACGTTCTTACAGGCCATGGGCGTGGACACAAGCGCGTTCAACACCAACGCCATGGCGCAGTCGCGCGCCATCGGCCGGCAGGAGGCCGCCCAATGGTGGCTCCTGGCCATCCGCGACAACTGCCCGGAACGCGAATCCCAGATGCGCGCCGAGGCCAACAGTGCACTGAAGCGGCTGCAGTCGCAGTCGCAGCAACCAGAGGAAATCAACGATGTCGACTGAATCCGCCACCACGACCAGCAACCAAAACTCTGGCGAAGGCGAGGGCAGCAACACCACCACCAGCACCACGGGACAGCAGGGCACCGGCGGCAATGGCCAGTCGGGCACCGAGGGTACGGGGGATGGGGGTGACGCGAAGGGCGCTACCGGCAAGGACACCCAGGGCAATGACGGTAAGGCCGGCAAGCCCGACGGTGATACCGCTGCTGGCGCACCGGAGCAGTACGAGGCGTTCAAGGTGCCGGACGGGTTCACCCTGGAAGGCGACCGCCTCGGACAGGCCACCGAATTCTTCAAGGCCAAGGGCTGGACGCAGGAGCAGGCCCAGGAGGCCATCGACCTGTACACCCGCCTGGCTGGCGAGGACGCGGCGGCACTGCAGCAGGCTGTGGAAGCACAGCGCCTGCAGCAGCTGGAGCAGTGGGGCGAACAGGCCAAGGAACAGCTGGGCACGAAGTACGACGAGACAGTGAGCCTGGCCACCACCGCGGTGAAGGCCGTGAACGACCCGGAGCTGACCAAGGCGTTCAACGAGCTGGGCTGGGGCAACCACCCGAGCCTGATCAAGGCGTTCGCGTTCTTCGGCCGCCTCGGCCGCGACAGCCCCATGGATGGGCTCGGTGGGTCGACCACCAGCGGGACCGGCGACCGCAGTCTGGGTCAGCGCATGTACCCGGACATGAAGTAATCCCACCTCTCAACCACACCACCCCTCAGCCGCCGCAAGGCGGTTTTTTCATTTCAAGGAGCAAGCACCATGGCTGTTATCGGAAACACCATGCCGACCCTGCTGGAGGCATCCAAGCTGTACACCGGCGATGGCACCCCGCTGCCGGTGGCCGAACTGCTGACCGAGCAGAATCCCATCCTCGACGACATCCCGTGGTTCGAATCGAACCAGACCACCGGCGAGCGCCTGGCGGTCCGCACCGGCCTGCCGTCGGCCGTCTATCGCAAGCTCAACGCGGGTATCCCGGCCAGCAAGAGCCGCTATGCGGACGTCACCGAGTCGACTGGCATGCTCACCTCGCTGGGCAAGATCGACAAGGCGCTGGCCGACCTGTCCCCGAATCCGGCGGACTTCCGCGTGCGCGAGAACATGGGCCACTTCACCGCGATGAACCAGACGTTTGCGGACCGTCTGTTCTACGGTGATACGGACATTAACCCGGAGCAGTTCCTGGGTTTCGCGCCGCGCTTCAGCACCGCCGACCCGGACGATGCCGAGAACGCCGTGCAGCTGATTAACGGCGGCGGCACCGGCACCGACAACTCGTCGATCTGGCTGATCGGCTGGGGCAAGGAAGGTGCCTACGGCATTTACCCGAAAGGCTCGAAGGCGGGCCTGGTCCACAAGGACTACGGTGAGGAGCTGGTCAAGGACGCCGACGGCAACGAGTTCCCGGCCTACCGCGACTGGTTCGAATGGCACCACGGCATTGCCGTGAAGGACTGGCGCAACATCGTCCGCGTCGCGAATGTGGACATGAGTGCCCTGACCAAGGACGCATCTGCGGGCGCCGACCTGATCGACCTGATGGTCCAGGCGGTGGAGCAGATCAACGCGCCGGAAGCCGTGAAGCTGGCGTTCTACGTCCCGCGCACCGTCCGCAGCTTCCTCCGCCGCCAGATCACCAACAAGGACAACGTCTGGCTGTCGATGGGCGAAGTGGCTGGCCGTAAGGCGGTCCAGTTCGACGGCATCCCGGTGCGCCGCGTCGACGCCCTGTCGGTCAACGAATCGGCGATCACCTTCCCGTAATCGGGGAGGTGTGCCGCAACCCATCCAATCCGGAGCAACGCAATGATCCTCGACGCACAGAACGAGTTCTCCAACGGCCAGGCGGTGACCGCCACGGCCATTTCCACCAATGTCATCGACACCGGAACCGACAAGAACCCGGTGAAGGACCTGGGCGGCCCGGAGCCGATCTATCTGGTGATCCAGGTGGATGCCGACTTCGCTGCCGCTGGCGCCGCCACACTGGCCGCGAGCCTGGAATCGTCCGCTGCAGCGGGCCTGACCTCGGCCAACGTCCACTTCAGCACCGGCAACCTGGCGTTGGCCGCGCTGAAGGCCGGGAACACCGTGGCCGTAGTGGCGCTGCCCAGCGGTGACTACCTGCGCTACCTGGGCCTGCGCTACACGGTCGGCACCGGTCCGATGACCGGCGGCGCCGTCTCCGCGTTCCTGACGCGCGATCCGCAGCTGTATCGCGCGTACTGGGCTGCTGTCGGCAGCTGATCCCCCGAAGGCGCCAGCGGTGCCACCACAGAGCCGGCGGCTTCTACCGCCGGCTCTCCTTCGACAGAACAGGAGTCGACGATGTCCGAAGCAACCAGCAAGAGCGCACAGCGCTCCAACAAGGCCGTGCGCGGCAGCCTCCCCCCCGAAGGCACCAGCGGTGCCCTCTACGAGGTCACCAAGCGCACGCACAAGATCAACGGCCGCGACTACGAGCCGGGCGAAAAGGTGTTCTGGGCCGGCAAGCCGGGCGTGCTGCTGAAGCCGCTGAACGACGAGGCGAAGGCCGCCGTGAAGGAAGCCGACGCTGCGCGCGCCAAGGAAAAGGCCGTGGCCGAAAGCAAGAAGAACGGTCGATAAGGAGCAGCCATGGCTTCCCAGGTCCAAATCTGCAACCTGGCCCTGGGCAAGCTGGCCCAGGACATCACGATTACCTCACTGAAGTGAGCC